AAATTGGCATTGGAGGTGAACTCCATTTAAATTCCTTAATCAAATCCGATTCTAGGGCATCTTTTTCTTCTTTGCCCTCTGTTTTTAATGTTTCTCCATTAAGAGAAACAGCATTATTGAATCCTGGAAGACTCTGGAACTTACTGCGAATTTCCCCTAAGGTTATTTTACATAACGCTAATGTATATTCGCGAACAAATCTTTCATTTAATAATTCATCAGTAGATGCTTGGGTATACACTTCGATAAATAATTTCAACAATGAATCATCAGGGGCAGGAACGATATGGAGTATTTTTGTATTCGAATTAAAAAATAAACGAAACTTAGAAATAGTGATATACTTCAAATAATGAATCCATTGTTGGAGCATGTAAAAAGAAACCATATCAAATGATTTTAAACTTAATACATCACTAGCAGCATACCCTGATAATTGTGCCAATACCCATGCGGAAACTGATGAACTTGTTTTATCATATCCCACTTGCATAACAGTCTCCGGAAGTTGATAATCTTGCTGTCCAACAATTAAATCTAAGACCAAGAAATCCCTAAGATTACCCCTACTGATTGAATACTCTCTAAATAATTGTAACGCATCATATAAATTGGTTTTAATTTGAGAATCAGCAAGTTCGACCCTAAGTTTTGGTTCACCTAATTTTGTTCGAATATAACTGATAAATTCTAATTCTGTTTTAATTTGTTCGCTTAAAGCCATTACTCTCTGCCTTGCCGACCTGTGCTAGCAATCGTTGATTCCCCATTCCAAGGTGAGTACCCTTCGGATAGTTTTGGCTCTTCTTTAAGAACCTTTTTACCTTTTTTTGCGGTTTCTTCAACAGGTTCTTTTGTTAATTCTTTATTTTTGTCTGGTTGTTTAACTTCATTTATCAACCCTTTTTCTGATTTCTTTTCTTTTTTGTCTTTACCCTCTCTCACAATATCAACCCTGCGAATATAGCTGGCATATTGTTTTTCCAATCCTTCCTGCCTAAGTTCCTTATGTTCTCCAGGCATAAACTTAATAGGAACGGAATTGTTTAAGAAAATTGTAACCTCGCGTCGTGTGTAATTTTGGTACATTGCCATTTTTGGCCTCCTTTATTATTTATCGTTTTTAATATATTTAGCAGTCCATCCTTTATGATGTTGTCTTCTTCCTGCTAACACATTATAAATACCTTTATCATTTAAATTATTTTCAATACAAAATGTTTTTATACAATCAGTAAAATATTCATCATTATCAGGAGAAATTAAAATAACAGACCTTGATCTTGGATTTTTATTTCCTGTTCGACCAAACATTGGATTTTTTTCACCAATAAATCTTCCTTTTAATTTTTCACTTTGGATTTGATTATGTTTTTCGTCCCAATGTTTTCCATACATAGGATTATTTTTTCCAGTCATTCGTTTTGACATTTTGTTTCTGATTTCTGGATAATTTTCAAAATATTTTTTTCTCGAAATAGATTGCGTGCGTTTTGTTTCTTGAGAATGGTGTTTATTTTTCATACCAAATCCACCGTTTCCACCATCTCCGCCTGGGGTTAAATTATATCCATATGGTTTTTTACTATTTTTCTTTTGTATCCATAATATTTCATACCGTTTTAATTCTTCGAAATTAAAAATATTTTTTAATAAAATTTTTCGTTCAAAATTTTTCCTACCATATTTTTTAATAGCACGTTGGATATATTTTCCAGACCCCCAATAATTACTTTGTTGAAATTCTTCTTTTGAATTAAATCTGCTAGAATATCCCACATAAGGGCGGCCATCATTTTTGTTTTTTATTTCATAAATAATCATTTTTGGCTTATGATTTGTCCGATCATGTCTAAAAAAGCGACAACATCGGGGTCTTCATTTGCTCCCATATCTATATTTATGTTTTTTGATATTTTTTCGATTATTTTCTTTTCGATTGTTATTTCTTTTATTGGAGTTAAAGTTACTTCTGGTATCAAATTTAAGATAATGTTACGTAGTTTAGGCGATTTTATATTCTGAATAAATTGTGTTATTGTGATAGGGGATATCGAGATCGTGGCAGGCATTATTGTTAATTTATGAGGGGATATCAATATAGGAATAGGGGGATAAATATTAGTATTGGTTAATTTTTCTTTTTCAATTATTAAAGAATTTATTTTTTGTTGATTAATTTCCCTAATATGAAGTGGTTCAACTTCTTGTTCTTTTAATATTTCATCAGGTTGAATTTTTCTAATTTTATCAGGAAAGGAAATATCCAAATCTTCAGCGGATGTTTCATAATACCCATACGCAGGGATGTTAATAATAGTGTCTTTAAATCTTAAAACAATATTGCGACCTGTGCGAGAAGTATATCTTGGCATCCATGTAACCCCCTATTATTTAGGGTTGTCTTTATTCTTTTGGCTTTTAAAGACGGAATACATTTTTCGTATCCAATCTTTGAATCCTTCAACGGTGTCTGGCAATTTTTCCACTTCGATAATCTGTGGTTTACTTCTTTTTTCTTGTTCTTTTTCAGCTTTGATAAGTGCATTTGTGGAGAGCCAAAGAACGATTGCCAAGGGGTCAAATACTAAAACTAATATTAAGATCAAAAAAATAACAATAGAATCCATACTTTGGGCAAATAATTTTGACAAATACCGTAAAGGGCCAACATCTATTTTTCTGTCTTGTTCCCGTATTTTAAAACTGTCACTTTTAAGATTTCTTAATTCTTTGTTTTTCTCTGAAATATTTTTGTAATTATCGGAGATTCGTTGGCCGACATTTTTAATTTCTTCATCTGACGATTTGATATCATTTCTAGCTTCAGTTTGCATCCTGCGATTTAAAGCGGTCTGGGCCTGATTAAGTCGGGTTTCTTGTGCATCCCGTTGTTTGTTTAACGTATCTTTTCTACCAACATCATCGGCTATCTGTTGTTTAAGGTTGTTGATTTCGTCCAAGATTAAATTTTGCTGGTCGGTGTTATATGTCTGCGCCGTAGTCGTGGTGTTTACGGCATCTGATGATTGTTGATATGCATTAGTCAGATATCCGGCTACACCCAAACTCGTGATTAACATTAAAACGATAACTGCTGCTGTTAAATATCTTCGGATTGATTTTGGTAGTTTTTTTGCATAATTATACACCATTGACACCGAAAGAATTTTTCCCAATTCCAAAGCAGAAGCCATTATAATGATTGCAAATTGTGCACCTGCGAACAGGGTAGATAAACCATAAACTGAAAAGATTGCGCTACAGGTTGCAATAATAAGTGCAGCTGCGCCGCTAAAATGATAAAACTTAATTTTCCCCATGATACTTTTATTTATTGATTAACACCGTATTGTGCATTTTGGACACGGGCAAGAAATATGATGGATGCATATTGTTCCATCTTGTTTCTTTCCTGTTCCGTGGCATTGAGAACATGAATCATGGAGACAAGGAGTATCAGTATCTTTTTCCTCTTTCTGCATCCAATTAGGCCAAGTTCTTAATTGCTCTTCATTGATTTTTCTTTGTCTTTCTAGCCAACCCGGTTTTCCTATACTCATTTTACTTCTTCCCTAAATTATTTTTGCGCCATTCATCATGATCTCTTAAACTATATAAAATTATTATAGGTGATACAGATACAAATAAAGTAATAAAAATCCAATCTTTATTTATTCCTGGAAATATATATTTATACAATTCAAAAAAACCAACACTATAAAAAATTATTGCTATTTGTCGTATAATTTTATTCATTTTTATTGCCCTCCAACATTTTTTCAGTTATAAAAGGAATAAATTTTTTAAATTCTGTAATAATTTGTTGGGATAATTCCCTCATCAATGGATGAGCTGCTGGCGCACTTCTCATTTTAAGAAAATAAAACCAAGTTTTTATATTCATTGTGGCATAAATAGTTGTTCTTAACCCTAAAGGTAAAAAATCTCTTGCTGTTTCAGGGGGAACGCCATCATTGATTAATTTTTTATAATATTCAAAATCTTTTTCGATTTTTGCCTCATCCCATATAGACATTTCTTTATATGTAATAAAATCAGGAGATATTTTATCATAGTTGACATACCGTGTGCTTTCTTGGACGTAAGACGCAATACGATGCCGAACAAGTTCATTCGCAATCGCCCGGTTCGTGACAATTTTAAATGTCATAATTTCATGTTCCAAAATACCCAAATGTTTTTTTCCTATAATCATATCCATAAAACGATAACAAGAATCTTCATTAATTCGCCCAAAAGATTGGTAGGCGTTTCTTCCTATTATTTCTAATTTTTGTAATAACTCTTTTTCGTCTTTATGGGGCCAAAATACCAAACTAATACTTTGCTTCATTTTTATCCCTCAATCCCACCAAAATCCTGCACGAGTTTCCAAAATATGATAGATTAAATGATGTATTTTTTTCTGCCGAATATCCCTTTGTTTTTGGATATCTCTATATATTTTTTCTGCTTCAACAGAAGACCATTCAAATTTTAAAGAATAATAACCATCTTTATTGGGAACTTCATTTGATATCATTTTCCCATGTTCACAGGAGTTCCACAATTCATCTTCCAAATTTTCCATTCTTTGTTCTTCTTCAATCAACCAAATACAAAGATTTATATAACGGGTTATCCACCACCCATCAACAATCCATTTATCATAAGGGCGTTTTTGGTGTAGTTTTAATTTTTTATAAATAAATTGTATGGTGAAATATTCGTATTCCCATTCTCTGTCTTTCCATATTATAGGCAACCATTGGAAAATGTTATGAATCCCAATGGTTATATTGTAATATTTGGTTTTGATCCAATTAATTTTATTCATGTTTTATCTCTATTTCCTCTTTTTCATAATCGATACAATCGTTTTTTTTATTGTGCACCCTACAATCCCCATTAGGATAATACCATTCTAAAATAGGATGGCGATATCTTTTTGTACAAGTGACTTTATTGGAAGAATGAAATTTACAATTTTCACAATATACTTTTTTGTTTTCCCTATTCATTTCATTTTTCCGAAAAGTTCGGACATTCGAATACAGGAGTAGTCATCCCCCATTTTTTGCAAAATTCATAAAGCTCTTTAGCAGCTGGGCAATTGAATTTTTCATTCGGCATAAAATTGCGACAAGCAAAACATAGACAATAATCCCTGTGTTTCCCTTTTAAAGATTTCCTCACCATTACAGGATGACCATGGTGTTCATATTCTTCATA